GTTGAAGGGTTACTCCTCCCCCATCAGTTCCCTGAACACCTTGTGTTCCGATAGAACCTTGAAGTCCCTGAAGTCCTGCAGGTCCTTGTGTACCCGTGGCCCCCTGCGCACCTGTTGCGCCTTGAGCACCTCCACCTGGTCCAATAGGTCCCTGCAAACCTTGTGTTCCTTGAGCACCAGCACCAGCTGGTCCTTGTGTTCCTTGGGCGCCTTGTACACCTTTAGGCCCACCTTGTCCTACATAGACAACGTTTGGACCGCGGTTAGTACTTTGGATACCGCACACGTGTTGTACGCCAACACAGTTACATGAAGGTCTAGTCAAGTGTCACCTCTTGTGTAGTGAATACCTGACCCTTTAAAAACGTAGCTTCATATGTAGAATCTGTTGGATCAGTGGCTTGTAAATCCCAGAAAGCGCGAACAGGCATATACTCTGTATCTTGCTTTGTTAATGAAAGTGTAATTTTACTTAAGCTTTCAGAAACATAAGTTGTCTCAATATGAAACGTGGCGTAAAGAGAAGGTGCATTTGGATAGGTACGAATCTGCGCCTTGAATACAAGACCAGTGGTATCAAATGGGAAGTCAACTTCTTCGCTGTATGAGTCTCCTTGGTAAAGAATGATGTCTTGAGTCTTAACATAGCTAGGAAGCACTCTACGACCAGTCATATCATTCTGTAGATATACGCGCTCTGGCATGCGTGAATCATCAACTTCTTGAGGCATGTAGACAGGGATAAGCTTATTGGTTGTTCTAGAGACACGTCGTAGGGTGCCCATCTCAATCCGCCACAAACCAATATTGAGCTGTGCGCAAAGGGTCTTATATTGGTTCCAACGGTTCTCAATCATTGAGGTCAGTTGTTGGTAACGCTGTGCGCGTGGGATTACTACCCCATCAGGCGCGGTAATGTTGATATCAAAAGCAGCATCAGTAGCTAGAACCCATAGGGCTTCAATAACTGCAAGAATAGCTAATGGATACTCTTCAACCGCTTCAAGAGATTGAATTGTGACATTAGAGCCAAAAGAATCTGTGCGGTTATAGGTGTGCTGTGTAATAGCGGTATTAATAAAAGTACAAATATCATCATCTGTAAAGTAGCGGAACCTATTACCAGTTACTAGAATGGTCGCATTAGCTGGTGGAGTATGGACAAAGTGGATAACCCCGATATCAAATTCAGCTGTATAACCAGTTGGGTAGGCCACTGGGCTGCCGTTAACATAGACGGCTAAGGTATTAATATCAATAGGTTTGCAGGGAAGTGTGTAGTCGGTTGTATAACCGTCTCCCATAGAATTAAAGGTAAATTGTTGTGGCTGATCCCCAAGCTCAAGGCGAACCCGATACGTCAGGTCACTCATATATGCCACTTAGAACTCCTCACACTACATATCCAATGGTGTCGGAATATTCTATAAAAATCTCTACAAACGAAGAAGCGGCCCCTCTCGGAGCCGCCCACTTCAAAGAGAATCTATATTAGATTACTCCAGCTAGATAGCCCTTTTCCTTAAGGTGTTGGGCAACTGCTTTTGTGACGCGGTACTTTTGACCTGCTTTAAAGTTGTAGTTATTTCCAGCGCCGAGGGTCATGTTTTCAATGTTTTCAATCACGCGGATTTCAACAGAATCATCCTCTTTGCCAACAGTGATTACTTCATCAACAATAACTGTCTGGCGCTCTGGAACAGTAGCATCAATAACTTCTGTTTCCATTTTAACTTTAGCTTGAGCTGTCGCCATGGACATCTCAGCAGCACGTTCTTCCATAACGGTTGCGTTCTCTTCTAACATCTTTTCGCGAAGAACGCCTGTCGCGTCAGTGGGCTTTGCTTTAGCCATTAAATCCTCCAAATTAGTATCTCGGTTGAATAAAGCGGGGACCGAAGTCCCCGCTCTTTAAGCTATTTAGTTTTTATTAGTTGGTTTCTGCAATGATTACAGATTGGTCTGTGATTAGGCCAAGTCCGAAGATTGAGTACCAAGCTAGAGCATGCTCACGACCGAAGTCTAGAATACCGCCATCGCGGAGTTCTACTGGAAGTGAAATAGCGTGACCGAATGCGTTATCTCCAATGAAGATAGCTGAGTAGCGGTCTGAGCCTCCGTCACCTGTGTAGGTAGCAGGGGTTGTGTATCCTCCACCAGGTGTTACTGCTGGGTTAGCAACAGCTGTATCTGTGGTGTAAGAAGAACCAGCTCCACCAGCGACCTTAAGAACTTGAGTTGTCTCAATGAATACGGTGTCGTATAGACGTCCGATTTCACCAAGCATGAAGTTTCCTGGAGCTGCGTACTTTGTGACTTCAATGAATTCTGGATTGTCACGAAGCTTACGGCTTTGGTGTGGGTGAACGAAGCAAACGTAGGTTTCGCCCAACCTTGGGATGTTCTTGGTTGCTAGGGTCTCAACTGCGTCCTTGACTGTGTGTGGTGTCAAGTAGTAGGTGCCTGTCATTGAGGCGCGAGAAGTTCCCTTTGTACCATCTGCGTACCAGTTGTTAACAGCTGATAGGTTTGAACGGTCTTCACCGTAGATGGTTGATGTAGCAGCATATAGTGTGTCGCGTGAAAGCTGATCTAGATAGATAGCCATGTTACGACCTAGAAGACGTGAAGCAGAAGCCATTACGTCGTCAAATGAAGCGTTCAACAATAGTTCTGAAACAGCAAGAGCATATCCGTGCTCTGATACTGTGATTGAGAATTGTTGTGCTGTTAGAGCGTTAGTTGCCATACGGACACCTTCAACAAGAGGTGAAGCGAATCCGAGGTTGTTGTAACGCATGAAGTTGATTTGAAGACCTGGTGCAACACCTAGTTCAGTCTTCTTTACCGCAAATTGCTCAAAGCGAAGAATTGGCATGGCCTGGAAAAGGATTTCCTTTGACCAAATTGTTTGAATCGCTTGAGTCAGTTGGGTATTTGTACCTGAGTACGCTGTTGGTGACGCGGCAAGGTTGCCTGTACCTGTAATACCTGATGCCATTTAGCTATGACTCCTTGATAGTAGTTTGTAGGTTGGTTTTTAACCCAGTAGCCCGCTGCTGCGTCCTTGAGCACGAGGGCTCAAAATACGATTGCGGTATTTGGCGTATTCGTTCATCGGCATGGCTGCAATTTCATCAGCCGTAGGCATACGTTGTTCCGAATTAGTTTCCAGTGGTCCAGCGGGTGGCAGGGTTGCCCTAGTTCCCACTTGTTCTCTGCGTTGCTGAGTTAGGGCAGCTTGCGCAGATTCTAAAATACTTGAAGAGCGTTCCTTTAATTGTTCAACGCTTTGATTGATTTCTTCAGGAGTATTACCCTGAACAAAGTCAATTAGTTGCGGAATAATATTGTCGCGTTCTTGTTCAAGTATTTGTTGGCGATAAGATTGCAGATTTGCAAACTCTCTTTCGCGCTCCAGAAGAGCGAAGGCCCGTTCGCGTTCCTGACGCTCACGCTCCAACTGCTCTCGCAACTCATCAGCTGTCAACTTAATTAGGTCCTTGGCGTTCAAGTCCTTTTCAAGCTTAGCTTTTTCTTTTTCCGCTTTCTTAGCTGAATCTTCAGCTTCCTTAGCGGCTTTACGAGCTGCTTTTTCTTCTTTCTCTTTCTTAAGAGCAAGAACTTCATCCTTTAATCTTTCAATCTCAGGATAGAGCTTATCTTTCTCTTGAGAACGCACTTTTGCTAAATCTTCATCAGTATAAAACTTTGAAGACTTAGTTTCAGTTGTAGTAACAGTAGGCGCATCAACGCCCGACACATTTACAACTGGAGCGGTATTAGCTTCTGCTTCAAAAGCAGCAGCCATTTGTTCTGCAGTTTCTGACATTCTTATGTCCTTATCCTAGGGGTCGTTTTCCGAATTGGGCTTTGGGCCCGTAGCACATGTGACCTAACGTTTATTAGTATCTTTATTTTGACAACATAGTACGAAATTGTCTGTATAAATCAGTTTATTTCTCGTACTCTTGCGGCACCCTTCGTTGAGGAAGTTTTGTACCGTAAGCATCTGTGACTAGACGGTTGCGAACCTGTTGGTCGCCCATCTGTGCAGCAACTGTTGCCTCGTCAAGAACGACTGGCTCTGTAGGTTGCATTGGAACTTGACCGCCAGAAGCACCAGTGCCCATAACTGGGGTACCAGGCTTACCTGGCTCACCTGGCATAGAACCAGTTAAAGCGGCGATATCTTGTTCAATTTGAGTTTGAATAAGCTTAAGTGCGCCATCAGCGAGTGCATCATCTTGAAGTTCTTGACGAATCTCTGTGAGCTTCTCTGCTGGGAATTCTTCTCCAAGAGTACGGAGAGCGCCTTCCTTTGATTCAAGACCAAGAGATAGCTTGCTTTGGATTTCGTTAAGAGCAATAAGCTTATCTAGAGGTAGTGGTTGTGGGAAGTGAACATAAGAGCGAAAAGTGAGTGGATCGTTAGGGTCTAGCTTTGCAAGCTGACCTAACTTAAGAGGAGTGGTATTTGCATTAGGGTCCCAAGTAAATGTCTCTGGTTCTTTCAAAGCAAGGTTAAGAAGAATCAATTCATTAACGCGCTCTAGACCATGTGCATATTGAATAATCTTTTGGTGGTAGCGGTTCATCAAAGGTTGGAACTGAATAGAGAGCGCAACACCAGATGTGTTAGAGATAGGTTGTGCTTGTCCTAGCGCGGTTTCAGGTACACCGATCATTTCGTGCATAGACTTCTTCATCATAGCGAGGAATTCCATTGCACCCTTTAGGCCTTGCGAACCACCTTCAAGATTTTCAACTTTGGCGTCTTTTGGAAGTCCGCCCCAGACTTTGTTAGCGCCTTTTTCCAACTGAGAAGCCTTAGCACCGATGATGACCGTAACGGGCGCCGCATGATAATTAACAATGTCAGCAATGTCAGTAGCAGTCTCATTGTAAGCTCGGTTAATATTGATAATGTCATAGCAATCGCTAAGACCCCAAGGGCTACCACTGATACGAACATTTGGAATATGAATAACAGGAATAGTGCCAAGCGGATTAGGGCGCGAGTCAATAAGTTCGTCATTAATGTATTCTTCAATGATGTCATCAGTCAAGATTTCCGTGTAGGTAAATACTTGACGAGTACCTTCCAATGAAGTACCCCAAAAACGATACTTAAGCTTAAACCGAATAAGGCGCTCGCGGTCATGTGGATGGAACTCAGGGAAAGCGAAGGAAGAATTAAGAGGAAGGATACGGACCCGACCAGGGTGAGTACGACCAGCAGGGTCAGTGTAGGCCTCTTCGTAAGCCACTTTGATAAAGCAATCACCAGACACCGTTCCTTGCTGTCCAATTTCCCATAGGACTGTAGCTTTGTTGTTATCTACTTCCCAAACTCTTTCAAGTAGGTCAGGGACGATAGCTTCAGTTTCTTTTGGTGAACGGAAGTTAACACCCTTACCAAAGGTAAAGTTAATTAAGAAATCTGAGAAGGCGCGATAATAGTTCAGCACCATTTGGGTTTCGCCAGTTTGACGGCGATAAGAATAATGATGGCCTAGATACATAGCCCAGTTAAGGCTGTAACGGTTTAGGCGAGGACCGTGGACTTCAAATTCTTCGTCAGCTAATTCAACAAGTCCCAATGGGGAAATGGAAATAGTGAGGTCAGATGAAGCTGCGCGATAACTCGGAGGCGAGAAATCAATACCGCTCACCAATCACCTCTTTCCGTAAGAGCTAAAGGGTACCACCAAATGTCTACTTATAAATAAGGCGACACGCTTTATCTAAAGCGTTCTCCTCTGATGCTGTTGATACCAATATTTTTAGTTACTTTTGCTTTTTCCATCGCTTCTTTCTTGTCGCGTTCCTCTTGAACGTAATCGCGGAAACGAGGGTCTATATCTTTTTTAGAAGGCACAAATTTGCCGCCCATTTGTACATAACGAGAATGTACCCAGTGAGCAGCAGCAGGAGATGGATATGTACGAAAACGAGAACGTGCTTGAGTTGTAAGCATGTTCCATAATTTTGGATTAGCGGGTTCTTGCTTAGGACCCTTTTTAACTTCTTTACCTGCGATTAGCGCCATAGTTAATTCCTAAGAATAGCCCTGCTCCCTGACGAGGGTGGTGGTACAGAGAGCAGGAACTCTATTGTTTATTAGTCGCGAACGACTGCAGCGTTGCCAGCTTCTTGGTGAGAACCATTGCGGAGAACTTCCTCAATGCGGTTGTCACCGTGGTCTGCGAAACCACCAGCTGCGAACTCAGAAAGATG